GAAGTGCAAAGAGTTTTGATGTATGATGGCATATTTCAATATGGTGTACCGTACTACAAATCAGAATTAGCATATCAAGATCTTACTCATAAATCTTTTTGGACAGAGTCATCATTCAAAATGCTAATGAATAACCCATATTATAAACCAGAAACAACAGGTTTTGAATGGGAGCTAAAAATACAATCGCAATGTATAATGGGTGTGGTTGGAAGAAATTTGATGTTAGTAGGTCAATTAATAAAGAAAGGAAAAAATCAATGAAAGTTAAATTAATCAACGCAACAAGCGACGCAGTAAACTTACTGTTGTTTACAAAAAACACTAGGCTTATGAACGACGAGGATGCTTATCAAAAAGTTTCCGAGTGGGATCAAGAGAAAAAACAAGCAGAGCTAGACTACATGCTAAACACAATAAAATCTTCTTGGGAGTTTATTGATTATACATTTGATGTAAGAGAGGTTAGCAGAGGGTTTACCCATCAGTTTGTAAGAACTCGCCAAGGCTCATACGCACAGCAGTCGCAACGTACTGTTGACATGGCTGGGTTTACCTATTACACACCCGATAGAATTATGAAAGACAAGTGGAGCAGAGCTATATACGACAGAGCGATGAAGCAGATAAATGAATGTTACCAAGCTCTACGAGAGCTAGTTCCTGCAGAAGACGCTCGTGGTATATTGCCCACAAACATACATACAAACATTGTGGCAAAATTTAGCTTAAGAACTCTGCACGAAATGGCCAAGTCTCGCCTATCTCCACGTGCTCAGGGGGAATATCAAGAAGTATTTAAGTTAATGGTCAAAGAAGTGGTTAATACTCATCCTTGGGCAAAACCTTTCCTTACACCAACCGAGTGGGCAGCACCAAGCATGGCAAAACCTTTAAACAAGGATTAAAATGGAAGATTTAGAAGATATACATATGGCATTTTTAATTACACTAATCCACGGAGCAGCAACGTCAGGCAAACCACCTTCTATAATCAGAGAGGAGTATCCTGATTTTGTAGATTTAGCATTAGAGATGGCTGAAGATTTTCAAGAAATAACTTTAACTCGGTACAAACATTAAGGTATAATTAAAACTTATTGAGAAAGGAATTATATGAATTTATTTATTTTAGATAAAGATCCATGGTTAGCAGCAGAAGCACATCACGACAAACATGTTGTAAAGATGATATTAGAATCAGCACAGATGCTTTGTACTGCTCATCACTTAGCTGCAATCAATCCTAGTCCACATCTTTATAAACCTTGCTTTCACAACCACCCTTGCACTAAATGGGTTCGGGAAAACAATAGAAACTACTACTGGGCATTAAATTATTTTGTAGCTTTGTGTTTTGAGTACTCTCACCGTTACAATAAAATTCATAGCTCTTATAAAAAATTAATAAAGTATTTAATAGAAACTCCTGAGACGCTAGATTTTTCCGATAACGTAACAGACTTTGCTCAGGCTATGCCCGATAAATACAAAAACAAAGATGCTGTTAAAGCATATCGAGACTATTACAACGGAGAAAAAATACATCAATCAAAGTGGACACGCAGAGAGGAGCCATCATGGATAGGTGGGTAATTTCTGATCTGGATGGAACCCTTTGCGACTCTAATCATAGAATGCACCTGTTTAGAGAAAAACGCTATGATGAGTTTAATTCTAGAGCCTGTGAAGACATTCCGATAGAAAATACTTGTAACATATTGCGAGCATTAAAAATTAGTGACCCTGAAGAGATTAAAATCATAATAATCACAGCTAGGGAAGAAAAATGGCGTAATGAAACAGTGGACTGGTTAAAGCGTTACGACATACCATGGGACCTACTACACATGCGTCCTAACGGAGATAAAAGGAGTGACTGGCAAGTCAAAGAAGAGATTTTCTTAATGAAACATTGTAATAAAAATATATGGTTTGCGATAGAAGATCGTAAAGAGTGCGTCAACATGTGGCGTGATAACAAGGTGTGTTGTTTATCTATGGAGGACAAAACAAAGTGAGTCTGGTAATAAAAAATAATGACATATATATGGATGGTAAAAGAGTTGCTAGGATATTTGCCATAGATGAACAAAGTATGATAAAGTTAAAACAGAACTTAAACCACTCGCCAGCATACGAACTTCTTAGAGAAATAAGAGCAGCAGTTTACAACGAATCACAAAGACGTAAACTAGGAACTGTTCTGACTGCATGTTTATCTAAGACTACAGAATTTTTGTTAAGGAATTAATTAAAGAAAGGATGAAAAGGAGGCAGGTGATGAAGGACAGTAAACTTTTAAAAAAGATTGAAGAGTATTTAATAAACGAAGCATATGCCGGAGCAGAAGTTAAAGCCAAAAAGGACGAAGAAGTCACTTCAGATAATACTGATGACATTGTATACGGTAGGGTGGAATGTGCAGAAAATCTTTTAAAACAAATGGCAAAGTGGAAAGATGAATATGAAAGAGAATAGTGTTGAATCTGTATTTAAGGATGCTCTTAAAACTTTTAAAGAAAGAAACAAGGCTTATGGCGACAACTACCACCAGCATGGTAAAGTGATGATGACGTTGTTTCCTAATGGTGTTCAGCTTAACACCGAAAAGGAACACAACCGTTTTGGTATTATAAATATGTTGGTTGCTAAGCTAACAAGATACACTCAGAACTGGCCAGCATCTCACTTAGACTCAATCCACGACATGGGTGTTTATGCATTTATTCTAGAGTCGTTAGACAGAGAGAGTAAAGATGATAGCGTTTGATCTGGAAACAACAGGTTTGCCCAAAGCGGAGGGTTCTGATCTAGTCACCCAACCAAAGATTATTGAGTTCGGTGCCATCAAGCTGGACGATGATTTGAAAGAGATTGATCGGCTAGAGTTTTTGGTCAACCCACAGCAACAGCTCGACCCAAAGATTACCAAAATTACAGGCATCACGGATGATGATCTGAAGGACAAGAAACCATTCATGGCTCATTACACTAAGCTGTGTGAATTTTTCTTGGGAGAGAAAACATTGGTTGCTCACAATCTACCGTTTGACCGCAAAATATTAAAATTTGAACTTCAGCGGTATGATAAAATGAACTGTTTCCCATGGCCATACGAACACATCTGCACGATTGAGATTGGTGAATATATCTGGGGGAGAAAACGCAAGCTCGGAGATATCTACAAGGAGGTAACAGAAAAAGAGCATGCAAAGGCACACAGATCGGTGGAGGATGTTTTAGCGATGATAGAAATTATAAAGTGGTACAAAAAGGAGGGCCATTTGTGATTAACCTAAAAGTGCGCACAGAGTATTCTTTCCGAACAGCTTATGGGTCGGTTGAAAAAATTATACAAAACTGTGAACAAGAGTCCATAGGCATAACAGATTTTGGTGGCACTTGGGGACATGTGCCCTTTAACAAGCACTGCTCCAAAGCAGGTAAGAAACCAATATTTGGTGTAGAGCTGGCAGTTGTAGAGGATGCAACAGAACGTATCAAGCAGGCAACTAACTTGATGACATTTTTGGGGAGGAACAATGATGGTTTACAAGAGATTTACAAGCTGGTTACGAAAAGCACATCTAAGGAGCAATTTTATTACGTTCCCAGAATTTCTTATGTTGATCTGTTTGATGTTAGTGATAACGTGATAATTCTGAGTGGTACAACTCCAGAGTGGGGTTTACTGCCTCGCAAAAATAATTTATATATAGAGTTCAGTCCAACCAGTAGCCGGAAGGCTTTGCAATTTTGTCACGACAAACACTTTCGCCCTGTGGCTGTCAGTGACAATCTATTTCCTTACCCCACAGATCGCAAGGCTTATGAAGTGCTGGTTGGACGCAACCGCACAGAGCGAAGCAAAGCAATGCATCTGTTAGACGAGTGGGAGCTGAGGGATGCTGTGCCTTGGTTGCCTGAGGAAGCCATCGAGAACACCTACAAAATTGCAGAGCAATGTAATGCCACACTGCCCACTGCACAAATGATAGGATTTAAGTCCTCTAAGACTTTACGAGAGCTGTGCTTACAAGGTGCAAAAGACCGCAAGGTAGACTTAAACAACCCTGTGTACAAAAAACGCTTAAAACGTGAATTAGAGCTAATTAAAGAAAAGGATTTTGAGGATTATTTTTTTGTCATAGCGGATATGATCAAATATGCGAAACAGCACATGCTGGTTGGTCCAGCTAGAGGTTCTTCGGCTGGGAGTTTGGTTTGCTACCTGTTAGCCATAACGGATATTGACCCTATAGAGCACGACCTTTTATTTGAGCGATTCATAGATATAACAAGGGAAGACTTGCCGGATATTGATATAGACTTTCAGGATGATCGCAGGGAGATGGTTTTTGAATATTTGAAGAATAAATATGGCGAAGAAAAAGTTGCTAGGCTAGGAACGGTGAGTCGTTACAAAGCCAAGATAACCATTAGCGAAGTTGCCAAGGAGCTAGGAGTACCAGCATGGGAGGTGAACGATCTGAAGGGAGCGATTATTGAAAGAAGTAGTGGAGATGCCCGATCAGCACTTTGTATACTAGATACATTTAACGATTTAGATGTTGGCAAAAAAGTGCTGGAAAAATACCCACAGATGGCCATTGCAGCTGATATGGAAAATCACGCTCGACACAACGGTGTTCATGCTGCTGCCATATTGGTGACCGAAGATCCTGTTCATAAGTATTGCTCGGTTAGTGCCCAGACCACTGCAGCCCAGATAGATAAAAAAGATGCTGAAAGTCTTAATCTATTGAAGATAGATGCTTTGGGTTTACGCACACTGTCTGTAATACAAGACATATTAGATCAGGTTGGGTGGACCAGAGACCAACTTTTAAATTACCCACTAGACGATAAAAAAGCATTTGCCATTTTGAATGACGAAAAGTACACAGGCATATTCCAGTTTGAAGGCTATGCCTTACAATCCGTTACCCACCAAATGAAGGTGCACAAGTTCGAGGACATTGCTGCAATTACCGCATTGGGTCGTCCTG